AAAGAGGATTGAAAGCAAGTAAAGCAGACCGTGCATGTTAGGTGTGTGTGATTGTGAGTAGCGGTAGATCAGTTGCCGAGCTGGTTAATATCGAAATCTAAGGCAGGGTGTGGCGGATCGCCACATCCTTATTTAATGCCCTGAGAAATATTAGTGTAATCATACCAAATTAAAATGCTTGATTAACCAGGAAGGAATCTTGCTTAGTTCGACAAAGTTAATGATATTATTTCAGCAATGAATATTATAAATTTATGTTTTATAAGTGAAAATAACTGACATTTCTTGCGACATGATTGCTTGATTGTCCAGGAGTAAAATCATGCTTAGATTACTGATGTGTTTATTTGGCTTCCACGGTGCGACTAAGATTGACTACACGATTGATGATGAAGAAATCAAGGTGTGTCGGGATTGTTTGAAAGAAATAAAGTGACTTAATTCAATTTAATCGTTAAAATCACTTAGTAATTAATAGTTTATTTTTAAAACGAGTTAGATCTCAAATATAATACATATTATCTTACCGATTATTCAAAGACTCCACATTTTGAATTTAAAGTTTCGCTCACATCGACCCCAATGGTGTGGGTATTTTTTTGACTAAAATTCGCCGGACGTATTACGGCAAACAGAACCCCTCGCATTCTAGATGTTGAGGGGTTTTTCTTTTCTTATTGGTGGTACCCATGACAGACAAAGTACAAGCTAAACAAGACTTAGAATTTTGCAGTGCTGAGCTGTCTAAGTATCAGAACCTCAGTCGATCTGGGCTTAAGCGGCATCAAATGATTGCGATAGATGAAGTTAAGATTGAACTGAAACAACGAATTAAAAATCTTAGAAATATGCTGCAATAAAAGATTAGTCAAGATATTTAAAATGATCACTTTTGATATTGTTCTATGTACCTTTTATCTTTATATCTATTAATGGTAGAAATGAAGCTAAGGCATTCTCTAATGACAAAAATTGAAATGTTGGTAACTTTATTGGCGATCTTAATTATAAGCTCAATAATCTATCTAATAGGGCAAACGTACAAATAAAACCTCCTTCGGGAGGTTTTTTAATGGCTGATCTTTTATGGATGAGAAAGCATACAAAATTTTTACTCAGAAGATCCCACCCAAAAAGAAATCACGAACCAGACCATTACCTAAGCCTGGTGAGAAATACTTAGAAGCATTCGATCGACTCAAAGAAATTCTTGATCGGATGGAAATCAAGTACGAAGAATATTTTCATTTTAAAAGCACTAAGCATTGGCGCTTTGATCTTCACCTCGTGGGCTACCTTACATTAATTGAAATTGCCGGTGGTCCTTGGTCTGGTGGGCGTAGAGGTAAGCTGGCAAATAAGGCGTGGAGTGTCGACAAATACGATCATGCTGAAGAAATGGGGTATCGGTTTATACGTTTTGAGATTAGCGATATTCATTCTGCAATCGCCACAAGATGGCTGCGAGATTTAAAGGCATCACATGGAACAGTTCAGACCATTCCCGCCGTCGGATCTGATTGATCGAGCTGAGGAAGAGGAAGCCATTCGCTTGGCACCAGCACCAGAGTTTAAAGAATGGGTCATTACAAATTGGCTTACTTTAGGTGGTGAACTTCATAACCCGGATCATGACCATATTGCTGAACTACTTCACGACAATGAAGAGTTCCTTGCATTCGCCTGGGCTTCATCTGCCGCCGTAGCTAAAAAACGTATGGTATTGGGTCAATGTGAAAAAGTAATGTTCAACCAAGGTGGCTGGAAGAAAGCACGCCAGGAACAGCAGATGCGGGATTGGTTCGGCTTTGTACCTCAATACCTCATCACCATTGATGCTACTTATTGCGAACAAGCTTCAGATCGTGACTTCTGTCGACTGATTGAACATGAGCTTTATCACATTGGGGTAGAGCGGGATGAGGACGGCGAAATCGTTTATAGCGATATGACTGGACTGCCTAAGCATTACTTGGCTGGCCATGATGTTGAAGTGTTCTTTGGTGAAACTAAACGATGGGGTGCAGACGAGTCTGTCAAACGACTTTTAGAAATCGCTAAGAATGCGCCGTTTGTATCTGAAACGAGTATTGCGGCGTGCTGTGGGAACTGTGTGATTGGTTAATTTTTTTGGCTTTCTTGCATGACGTAGCATGACAAAGGGGTAATTATGGCGGCACTAAAAGAGCCTGTAAAAATCTTTATAGTTCAGTCTCTTGCTTGCTTTGAAACACCTCAACAAGTAGCAGATGCTGTCATGCAAAGATTTAACATCGAAATTGATCGTCGGCAGTGTGAAAATTACGACCCCACCAAGTATGCGGGTCGCAATCTCAGTAAGAAATTAAAGGATCTTTTTGAAAAGACACGTGAGGATTTTCGGAAGAATATTTTTGATATCCCGATTGCTAACCAGGCATTTCGACTGAAAGAAATTCAGAAAATGTATGAGGATGCTGGAAAGAATAAAGTATCCAAACAGAATCTGTTGAAATTGGCTTATCAGGAAACGGACGCACGTACAACCAAGCAGGAAATAACTGGCCCAGACGGCGGTCCATTACAGAATGAAAATACAACCTATGTAACTGCCTCAAAAGAATTGGTAAGGCAGGTGATGGATGAACTCGAAAGTAAATACTAGCTTGCTGGAAATGCAGATCGAGCAGGAGCGGTGCGAGAAAGAACATTTATTCTTTACGCGCCGTTTTTTTCTGCCTCGTATGGGCTTTAAGTTCTCGGTCAATTGGCACCATGAATACATTGCCTGGGCAATAGATGAAGTTATTGCCGGGCGAATTGAAAACCTAGTTATTAACGTTCCACCTGGTTCAGGTAAGACTGAATTACTGACTAATCTTATTGCACGCGGAATTGCACGAAACCAGCGTTCACGATTCTTATATTTGTCATTCTCGCAGTCACTTGTAGAGGATGTGTCATCCACGGCGCGGAATATTGTGAAATCGGCAGATTTTCAGGGCTTATGGCCAGTTAAGATCTCGACCAGTACCGATGCTAAGGCAAGCTGGAAAACGACTGTAGACGGCTATGAGGCAGGGCACGTTTATTCTGCTTCAATGGGTGGTCAGGTTACGGGCCGCCGTGCAGGTACATTGGCTGATAATGGATTTACCGGTGCGATTATCCTGGACGATCCGCTCAAGCCTGAAGATGCATTCAGTAAGACGGCACGTAACAAAGCAAATCGTAAGATTCTGAACACGGTCAACTCACGTAAGGCCAAGTCCTCCACACCAATTATTCTGATCATGCAGCGTTTGCATGTTGAAGATCCGACTAACTTTGTGATGACGGGTAATGTTCCGGGTAATTGGCATCAGATATCGATACCAGCCCTGATTGATGATGAATATATCAATGCATTGCCAGAGCACATTCGAAAGAAAGTGCCGCGAGATGTTGAACGTGATGAAAAAGGCCGTCAAAGCTACTGGCCTTTAAAAGAGTCATTGCTGTCGTTACTGCAGCTAGAGAAAGGTGGCCAAGACAAAGACGGCGCTACGGTATCTCGGTATACATTCAGCAGTCAGTACCAGCAGCAACCGAAAAAGCTTGGCGGGGATCTGGTTAAGGCTGAATGGTTTGACCGTTATCTTGAATTACCGGTATTGAAATGGCGTGCAATCTGGGCAGATACGGCGCAAAAAACTAAAGAGCATAACGACTATTCAGCGTTCTTGTGTGCTGGTCTGGGATATGACAATCGCCTGTACATCATCGACGTACGCCGTGGCAAATGGGAAGCACCTGAGCTGATTAAGGAAGCCAAGGCTTTTATCAATAAGCACAAGGAAAGCAATACCAAGATCGGCAAACTTCGTTACATGGCCATTGAGGACAAAGCATCTGGAACGATGTTGATCCAAAACATTTCGCGTGAAACGACATTACCAATTAAGGCAATCCAACGTGATACAGACAAACTGACCCGGACCATGGATGTGGTGTTCTACGTTGAAGATCGCCGTGTTGTTTTACCTGTGAGTGCACCATGGTTACTGAACTACGTAGAAGAAATTGAGGGTTTAAAAGCTGATTTCACCCATGAACATGATGACCAATGGGACCCGACGATTGATGCGATTAACGATTCACTTGCGAAAAAGCCGACTGTATTTGATTAGAGGTATTTATGGCTAAAGATAAAAAGTCTGATACAGGCGGTAAAATTAAGACGCTTGTAGCAGATGCAGTAAAACAGGCAATCAACGCCATTGGTGATGCTGGTGCATATACAAACTTGGTATCAAACATTGGTACCGAGCGTGACAAAGCCACAGGTGGAAAGTTCGTCCGTAAAGATATTGATGATGAACAGCTTGAAGCGGTGTATCAGAACTGGCTTGCACGCCGTATTGTGAATCGTCCTGCATCAGACATGCTTCGTGCAGGTTGGTTTTATGAAGGCATTCAGGGTGATGATTTAAAACGGCTTGAGGAAGCATGTAAGGCATTTCATTTAGAGCATGTGCTTTTATCAGGCTTGATTCTTTCTCGCCTCTACGGCGTTGTGTACATCCTGCTGGGAACGGCTGACGGTGCTGCCTTAGATCAACCTTTAGATATTTCTAAACTCGGTCAAGGGCGTTTGGAATTCTTTACGGTCGTGAAAAAGAAATATATCTCGGCGGATAAAAACAGTTATTTACCGCCGTCGGCATGTTGTGGACTACTGAAACAGCCTGAATTTTACGAGATGAAAATGGGGAATGAGGCTAAGAAGCGCATTCACCATACTCGCTTGATTCGTATAGCCCATGCCGATGTGGTGAATGAAGAACCTCAAAGCATCTTGCAAGAAGTCTATGAGGATCTACTTGACCATGCCAGCGTGAAGCGTGGATCTGCTAGCCTTATTCATGAATCAAAGATTGATGTCATTCAAACGCCTAACTTGGTCGATAAGATCAAAGAGGATATGAAAGGAGTGATGGAGCGTTTCATGTCTGTGGGCTTGATGAAGAGCTTAAACGGCATGCTGGTCCTTGATGCTGAGGAAGAATACAGCTCTAAGACGTATAACTTCGCTGGCTTGCCTGACATGATGCGTGAATTCTCAGTCCAGACGGCGGGTGCAGCAGATATTCCTTATACGATTCTGTTTGGTCAATCACCTGCAGGTATGAATGCGACTGGTGAGCATGATACTCGTAATTATTACGATTCGATTTCCACTAAGCAGGAATGGGATCTTAAGCCGATCTTGATGAAGTTCCTCGCCGTGATTTGTCAGTCTACCTTTGGACGTCAAATACCTGAACTGGATGTCGTGTTTAATCCGCTTTGGCAATTGGATGCAAAAGTCCGTTCAGAGGTGGAAAAAGCCAACGCTGAGCGTGATGAAAAGTATCTAGATATGGGCATCATTACTGAACCACAGATCGCACGTCAGCTTAATATCGACGGCGTTTACTCTGTGATTAGTGAAGATCACATCAAATTGCTGGAAACCATGGTGACAGTCAATGACGACGATCATACAGATCCTTAAGCCTCAGCTTCAGCAGATCAAGAAAAGTAAGAAAGGACGCAAGGCTAAGCCTAAGGCAGTCAAGGTCAATCGCCGTGTTGAGCTGTTCTATACACGTCAGCTTTTGGAAATATCTAAATATTGCCAAGAACAGACTAAGGACTTGGTTTTGCCCACTGTAGGGCAGAACATCGGTGATAGCTGGGTGACGGATCTAT